CTACTGGTCTTGGTTTAACTGGTTCTACTGGACCACAAGGTCTTTCGGGTTCAGGTTCAACAATAACGATTGCGGATGATATAACAACAAATGCAATTTTATATCCTCTTTTTGCAAACACCACATCTGCCACAGTATCAACAATATTTACTTCAAGTACAAATTTAAATTATAATCCGTCTACAGGCACTTTAGCCGCAACTATATTTAATTCTTTATCTGATAATAGATACAAAACAAACATTGAAACTATACAAAATGCATTTGAAAAAATGCAAAAACTAAGAGGTGTTGAGTATAATTGGACATCAACGGGACTTAAATCATATGGTGTTGTAGCTCAAGAAGTTGAAGAATACATTCCAGAAATCGTTGGCACCGATTCAGAAGGTAAAAAATCTGTAAATTATAATGCTTTGTTTGGTTTTTTTATTGAAATAATTAAAGACCAAGAAAACAGAATTAAAAAATTGGAGAAAATAGTTCTCAAAAATGGAGATAAATAATAGATGGCAAATCTAAGCAAAATATACTCCGACATTAATTTTACTTTTACTAAAAAACCTGTAACCGGAGATGTAGCTTTAAGCTATGATGATCAAGCAGTTATTAGGTCTATTCGTAATCTTTTGTCAACTAAACACTATGAAAGACCTTTTAATCCGGATTTAGGTTCAAATTTAGATGCTTTATTGTTTGAAAATATATCTCCTATTACAGGAGCTGCATTAGAAACAGAAATTCGAACAACAATAGAAAACTATGAGCCAAGAGCCCTTTTGCAAAATGTTAAAGTAAATGCACAACCAGACCAAAATGCATATAGTGTTTCAATAACATTTTACGTAGAAAACGCAACACTACCAACCACAGTAACCCTCCTATTAGAGAGAAATAGATAACATGGCAGGCGCTAATTCAAATATTCAAATGACCGATTTGGATTTTAATACAATTAAAACCAATCTAAAAACATTTTTACAATCTCAAGATACATTAAAAGATTATAATTATGAAGGCTCTGCACTTTCCGTTCTTTTAGATGTTCTTGCATATAATACACAATACAATGCTTATTATTTGAATCAAGTTGCAAATGAAATGTTTTTGGATACCGCCATTCAACGTGGTTCTGTAGTATCTCAAGCAAAGTTATTAAATTATGTACCTAAATCTTCTATTGCTCCTACCGCAACAATCAATTTAGCTGTGAGTGGTGTTACAGATGCATCTTTGACATTACCTAAATTTACCACATTTATGTCTGAAGCAATTGATGGAATTAACTATAATTTTGTTTCCGTTGATACACAAACAGTTAACGTTTCTGCAAATACAGCCATGTTTGAGAATGTTGTTTTAAAACAAGGTATACCAGCAACAGTTTCATTTACAGTAGATTCCGGTGCAAATCCTTCATATACATTTGAAATTCCGGATCAAAATGTAGACACCACAACACTTACAGTTGTAGTTCAACAATCTTCTTCAAATAGTAGTAGTGACGTTTATACTTTAGCTTCAAATTATTTAACTTTACAAAATAATTCAAAAGTATATTTTTTACAAGAAGGATTAAATAATAACTATCAAGTTTATTTTGGTGATGGAATTTTAGGTAATAAGCTTTCAGATGGTAATATTGTTATATTATCCTATGTTGTTACACAAGGATCAGCAGCTGCGGGTGCAAATAATTTTGTGTTGATGGATTCAATTTCTGGTTATGGAACTTATGTAATTAACTCTTTAACCTCTGCAACGCAGGGTGGTGGTGCAGAATCAATTGATTCAATAAAGTTTCAAGCACCTAAATCTTATGCAGCGCAAGGTCGTGCAGTTACTAAAGAAGATTATATTACCGCAATTCAACAAAACAATTTAGGTATTGCTTTTGATGCTGTTAATGTGTGGGGTGGTGAAGAAAATTCAACACCGGTTTATGGTCAAGTATTCATTTCATTAAAACCACAAGGTGCATACAATTTAACTTCAACACAAAAACAAAGAATTATTCAAGATGTTATTACTCCTATTTCGGTATTAACTGTTACTCCAACAATTGTTGATCCGGATTATACATATTTAAAGTTAACTGTTAATGTTGTTTATGATTCTACAAAGACAACACAAACCGCACAACAAATAGAAAATGGTGTAAAAGCAGCAATTCAATCATTTGCAAATAAAACACTAAACACATTTAATTCAACATTTAGCTCTTATGATATGTTGACAGCAATTCAAAATTATAGTTCTTCTATTGTTTCCAGCGATTATAAAATTCAATTACAGAAAAAATTCTTTCCTAATTTAACCACACCCACAACATATAATCTGTATTATAATACTCCTTTACAAAAAGGAATTCTTTTGAGTGGCGTTAACAGTTATCCAGGAATGCAATTTAGAGATCCTACTAATTTAGCCAATATTATTGATAATGTATTTTTAGAAGAAGTTCCTTCAAACACAAATAAAATTGAATCTTTATCTATATTGAATCCTGGTTACGGCTACACAGCAACACCAACGATAACTATTTTAGGTGACGGCACAGGTGCAACGGCACATGCGGTAATTGTAAATCAAAGAATTAATTCAATTGTTGTTGATACTCCAGGAACTGGATACACCAGCGCTATTGCGGTTATTACAAATGATCCTTCAGATACAACCGGTGCTTTAGGTGCTGCGGTTGTAAATTTGGCAGGACGTTATGGCACATTAAGAACTTATTACAACAATACTAATTCAGTAAAAACTATTTTAAATTCAAATATTGGAACAATCGACTATACAAATGGTATTATTACATTAAATTCATTTAATCCATATGAAGTTGATAATAGTTTAGGACAATTAACTGTTTCAACATCACCAACAACATCAATTATATCTTCTGCTTACAACAGAATTATTACTGTTGATCCTTATGACCCAACAGCTATTGTTGTTAATGTAACTACCAAATCTTCATGATAGACCAAAAAACATCGTTATTAATACCATCTCAACTTCCTGAGTTTGTTCGGGATGATCCTTCTTATGGTAATTTTGTATTGTTTTTACAAGCTTATTATGAATGGATGGAAAAAAATGATAATGTTACAGATAGGACAAAAAATCTTTTAAATTATAAAGACATTGATCAAACATCTGCTGAATTTTTAGATTATTTTTATAATGACTTTCTTTCTTATTTTCCAAAAAATATTTTAGCAGATAAACAAAAAGTTATTAAAATAGCAAAAGAGTTGTACCAATCAAAAGGCACACCTGCCGCCTATCAATTTCTTTTTAAAGTTCTTTATAACTCAGAAGTAGATTTTTTTTATACAAAAGATGCAGTATTAAAAGCTTCTTCTGGTAAGTGGTACATTGCAAAAAGTTTAAAGTTAGCATCAACTGATAAAAATTGGTTAACATTAACACAAAAAAATGGATCATTTAGAATTTTTGGTTTAACAACCAAATCAATTGCAACCATTGAAAATGTTGTATTAGCTGGTTCTAAAATTGAAGTTTTTATTTCCGACATGGAAAGATTGTTTCAATCGGGTGAGATTGCTCAAGCAGTTGATTCAAATAATCAGCCAATACTTTTTGATGGTCAACCACTAGAAGCAAAAATTGTTGGACAAATTTCTCAAATCAACGTTGATCCAAACAACAGAGGTTTATTGTATCAACCAGGAGATCCTGTTGCAATTTATGGAGGTTTAAATTCTCCTACAGGACATGGTGCATTGGCTACAATTAGTGCCGTCACTACTGGTTCAATACAAAGAATTTCAGTTTTAAATCAAGGTTATGGATATACACAAAACACAATAATAAACATAACAAATTCTCCTGGTGCTCTTGCTGTAATTGGAAGTTTAAATCCTTCCGCAAACGGAATTGCAAATGCTACTTATATTGCGAGTGACAGAATTGGATCAAAAACTGCCGGTGGTAGTTATACTGGAATTTTGATTGGTGCATCAAATTATAATTTTGCTAATATTGCAGTTTCAAATGCAAATACTTCTTTAATTAATGCTCTTTCATTTTTAACATTTACAACATATCCAATATCTTCAGTTTTAGTTGAAAATGGTGGAGGTGGAATACTCAAAATACCTACAGTTAGTGCAAGTTCATATTATAATACTCAAGATGGCGTTTCACAAGGAGATTTAAAATCACTAGGTATTTTGGCGCCAATTCAAATTATTTCAGGTGGTGAAGGATATGTTCCAAATGATAAGATTAAAATCATTGGAGGATCTGGTTACGGTGCGTATGCTAATGTAATTACAACTTCAGCAAATGGAGCTATTACATCAATTCAATATGTTTATCCTAATCCAGACATACCGCATCATTATCCTTTAGGTGGTATGGGTTATAAAACAACACAATTACCAACAACCGCCATACAATCGGCTAATACAAATGCTCACGGTGCAGTATTATCTATACCAGGAATTCTTGGTGACGGTGCAACGTTTGGTTTAAGTGTTGACCGTGTTGGAGCAATTACAACAATATCAATTAATGATGCAGGTGAAGATTATATTACAACTCCAAATATTTCATTAAAAGTTCAAGATATAGTTACATCTAATATTTCAATTTCAAATTTGCCTCAATTGGGTGATATTGTTTATCAAGGCAGTTCATTAAACAGCGCTTCTTATATTGCTACGGTAGAATCAATTAATGAATTGGTTGCTAATGCAACTTCATCAAAATCTCTTTGGAATTTAAGAGTTTTTAATTATAGTTCAATACCAAATTATTCATTACCAATTAATGTTTATTCAAAAAACATTATAATGAATATGTCGAATCAATACACAACAACAAATGCATATACAAGATATGATTCAACCGGCGTTATAACTTATGGTGATGGTACTGCAAAAGCTAATGCCAAATTTTTAAATGGTTTAGTAATTAGCCAAGGCCAATATTTAGATACTACAGGTCAACCTAGTGCTTTTGATGTATTGCAAAGCGATAATTATAATAATTACACATATCAAATTACAGTAGAAAAAGAAATTGCAAAATATAGAGATATTTTATTAGGTTTGTTACATCCTACTGGTTTAAAAGTTCTTGGTAGATATGCGATTAAATCAAATTCAGGATTTAATATTGCATATTCTCCAGAATTATTTAAAGCGCACACACTAGCTTATTATACTAATAATGTATCTTCTTATGTAACAATGACATCCGATTGGGTTAATTTAAGTAATAATATTGTTCAATTTCATGGCGTGGTAGCTAATACCTTAAATACCTTTGCACACACAGGAAATACTGTTAGTATTTTAACCAACAACGGTGAACAAATTTCTTCTGAAATTGTATCGGTTGATAATACGCAAAATACCATTACATTAAAAGACAGTACTTGGTTAACAATATCAAATGTAGCTATTGTAACTGGAAACACTGGAAATAACTTTATAAATATAGCCGAATTAACAGGGTCTTATGACCTTATAAACAACGGAAACTATAACAATAATGGTTTGCCTTATTGGGCTCAAAGTTTTTTACCACAATATGTCCGATCAATTGGCGCATTAAATTCAATTGTTTATATTGGTGATCAAATCAAATTATTACAAGATGGTGAAATAAAAACAGTAACCAATATTGATTATGATAATGGTATATTAACTTTAGACTCAGTTTTAACAAATAATATAAATTCTTTAATGTCTGTCAAAAGAAATGTTTTGGCAACCAATGTTAAATTTTTTGGAATAGTAAATTAAAAATATGAACACTAATCTTTTAACTTTTGCTGCTAAAGTTGGCCAAGTAGAACAACTCTATTTTGCACCTGTTGCTGTTATTCCGGCACCACTATCTACACCAATTAGTACTTTTTATTGCTTTTTGTCGCATATTGATCCTTGGCCAGATGATCAAAATCCACCACAACCAACTCAAGACATGCAAAATTTTAAAAAAGTACTTAAAAGTATTTTTGTGGCTAAACAGATTAAATCTGGAGATATTAGTCCTGTAGTTGAAAGAATTGATTGGACTGCAAACACAGTATACGATTATTATCAAGATAATATTGATATGTTCCAAGAAAATTCTGATGGAACTTTTGTTTTAAAGTTTTATGTAAAAAACAAATATGAACAGATTTTTAAATGTTTGTGGAACAATAATGGCCAACCTTCTACACAAGAACCTTATTTTGAACCAGGAACATATGGTACAAATAATATTTTTGCTGGTTCCGATGGATATAAATGGAAATACTTGTATACAATTGATTTAGGTTTAAAAACTAAGTTTATGGACGCCAATTGGATTCCAGTACCACTCGGAGCAAACACACCAAATCCAATATCTTCTTCAGCCGGTTATGGAGATATTGAAGTTGTAAACGTTATTAATACCGGTAGTGGTTATGATACCGCCAATGCGGTAATTACCGTTTCTATTGTTGGAGATGGTACTGGTGCCACAGCACATGCAGTAACCGCAAATGGGCAAATTACCGATATTGTCGTGGACAGTTTAGGAGCAAATTATACGACAGCTAATGTAGTTATCTCGTCTGCACTTGGATCAGGCGCCTCCGCCATATCTCCTGTGTCTCCTGTGGGTGGCCACGCTTTTGATAACGTATCCGATTTAGGAGTATCCAGAATCATGTTTACCTGTACATTTACCGGTAACGAAAATGGATATATTCCAACAGACATTACTTACCGACAAGTGGGTTTATTATTCAATCCAACCACACATAGTAATTATATTAATGGTATTGCTGTGACAGCTAACGGTGATATCTATAAAGCCACTACAGATTTAACAGTAGCTTCTGGTTTTGGAGAATACGTTAGTGACGAGATTTTATATCAAACTGATGCCACAGGAACTACAATATTTTCTGCAACAATTCTTAGTTTTGACCCAGCAACCAATATAATTAACTTGATAAATACACAAGGAACTCCTGTTTTGAACTCTCCTGTTATTGGAAATACAAGCAAAACAGTAAGAACGCTATTAGGCGTTAGTACGCCGGATTTTGTTCCTTCAGGATATTTGGGATACATTGAAAATATAACCGGTGTTCAAAGAAGTTCTGACGGAATAGAACAATTTAAATTTGTATTAAGATATAATTAAAGGAATAAAATGCCTCAGAATTTTAACATCTCACCTTATTACGATGACTTTGATCCTACAAAGAATTTTCATCGTGTTTTGTTTAAGCCAGGTGCGGCTGTACAGGCAAGAGAATTAACCCAATCTCAAACCATTCTACAAGACCAAATTACTAAATTTGCAGACAACATTTTTAAACAAAATTCGCCTGTAACTGGCGGTCAAGTAACTACAAATTTAAATTGTTATTATATTAAATTACAAACAACTTATAATGGTTCGTCATATGATGTTACTGCTTTTGAAGGTAAAACCATTCAAGATGCTACCGGCACTATTATTGCTCAAGTTCTCAAAACTGCGGCCGCCACAGCCGGAGATCCTCCAACGTTGGTTGTATCTTACAAATCAGGAAATCATTTTTCAGATAATTCTGTAATTTATGATTCTTCTTCAAATTTAGCAGCTCAAGCAATATTGTTAAATTCTTCAGGAAAAAGTTCTGTTGCATCTATTGCTCAAGGCGTTTTTTATATTTCTGGAAACTACACACAAAGTAATGGCATTACCGTTTCTAATGGTAATTTTGTTCAAGTTAATCCTTTAACAATTATCTTAGACAAATATAGTAATACACCATCAAATCGTATTGGTTTAAATATTACTGAAACAATTGTTGATTATGTTTCCGATTCTACTTTATTGGATCCTGCTGTTGGTGCATCAAATTATCAAGCTCCTGGTGCCGATAGATATAAAATTTCATTAGAATTACAAACACGCCCACTTACTTTTGGTGACGATGATGGATTCATTGAATTGGTCAGAATTGAAAACGGAAGCATTTCCAAAATGGTTAATGGTTCTGTTTATAATGTTATTGATGATTATTTTGCAAAACGTGATTATGAAACCAATGGTGATTATATTGTTAATGATTTTAAATTAACACCTAAAGTAAATAATGACAATACAACATATACTATGTCTGTTGGTAAAGGTATTGCATATGTTCATGGATATCGTATAGAAAGTCAATCAAGCGTTGATATTATTACCAATCGTGCAAGGACATCAAATTCACAAAACAATAATCCAGTTTTCATTGATTTTGGTTCATATTTTTATGTTGATACTGTTCACGGTGCAAATTCATCATTTTTTGATACAACAACATATCAACCAATCGATTTACATTGTGTTCCTGCAGCAAATGTAAATACAAGTAGTTCAGATACATATAAATCAACTTTAGTATCTTCTGGTTTCATGCGTGGTTTGGTTTATGATCACAACACCAGTGATACCGATGCAAATACTTTTGTATATAAAGCATATGTTTGTGATTTAACTAATAATGCACAAACAGCCAATGCAGCAAGTGCTACAAGCAACACAATTCAATTTCCATATTCTTTTTCTGCTTCAAATACCGCTTATATTGGTGTTAATATTTCAATCACCAAAGGAACTGATGCTGGAGATTTTAGAACAATTACTTCATATAATGGAGTTACAAGAACCGCAACAGTTAATCAAAATTGGACTGTAACACCAAATACATCATCTGTGTTTGCTTTAAATTTTGACATCAAAGACGTAGAAGCTGTTTTAGCAGTCAACAAGACATCTTATCCAGCAACAGTTTTGGCAAAAGCAAGTATTAATCCGGAAAGCAAAGTTAATGGAATTTCTACCGGTAACACAATTCTAGAAAATCCAACTGTACCTGAATTGTTGTTTAATATCGGAAGTCCTTATGTTTCTTCTTTAAGTTCAACTTCATATACATCACAACAATTATTCAGATCCATTTCATTTACCGCTTCTGGTGGCGGAGTTTCTGGACAATTAAACTACGAAGGCGATTACACAAATATTATTAGACATTTTGGTGCACCAAACTCAACTTTATCGGCAGATTTGATAAAACAAAATTATACTATTGTTGTTACAAATGCAGGATCAAATAGTACAATTAAAGTTGGTGATATTGTTCCTTGGACAACTGCCGGTAGAACAGTAACATTGGATACCGATGCATCAATTGCTACATTTACTGCATCAGATTTAAGTCCGTTTACAGCAAATATTGTTGCAAAAGTTTTTGTTGAAACAGCTGACAATTTTGGCCATGTATTAAAAGGTAAAAATTTAATTAATGCTAATACATCCGTTGCGTATACTTCCGGTACACAAGTCAATACATATACTTTTGTTGATGATTCTGCATTAACATCAACAGGACAAATTTACATACAACACGCTGGTTTGGTATCTCCAGGTCAAGCGCAAAGTTTATATTTGTCCGATGTTAAAAATATTGTTAAAATTTTGGACACTGGATCACCAAGTGTGACTCCAGCAACAGCTAATTTGGCTTCTTATACAGATGTAACAAACAATTATATTTTTGATAATGGTCAAAGAGATAACTACTACGATCATGCAACAATCACATTAAAACCAGGTGCATCGCAACCAAAAGGCAATCTTTTGGTGTTTGTAAATTACTACCAACATGTTGGTGGCGATGGGTATTTTAGTGTTATGTCATACATTCATACTGGTGTTTCTTCTTTGCCTGAAAATTATCAACAAATTCCGCAGTATATTAGTAAACATGGTGTTACATATTCTTTAAGAGATTGTTTAGATTTTAGACCAACAAGAAATAATGCTGATGCAACATTTACATTCCGTTATGCAAATTCAGCAGATACCAAGCATGGTGCATATTTACCCGTTGATTTAACAACATTTGTTGGAAATTATTCATACTATCTTGGCCGCAAAGACAAACTTGTATTGACCAAAGATAAGAGTTTTCAAATGATTGAAGGAACTCCTTCAATTAACCCAATTTTTCCAGCAGAACCCGATGGATCTTTGGTAATTGCAGAGTTGACACATAATCCATATACAGGATATATTCCAACTGAAGCACCTAATGGTTATGTTTCAGATTTATCTATTGTTAAAGTTAAACACAAACGTTATACGATGCAAGATATTGCTGGCCTTGAAACTCGTATTAACAATGTTGAATATTATACATCTTTAAGTCAGTTAGAACAAAAAGCAAGTTCATTGCAAATTTCTGATGCTTATGGATTAAATCGTTTCAAAAATGGTATTATGGTTGATGATTTTTCTAGTTATGCAACCGCAGATACTATCAATAATGACTATAGTGCTACAATTAATCGTAGAACTCGTCAAATGACAGCCACTCAAAATGTTAAAAACTTTCCATTAAAGTCTTTGGCATTAGCATATAACCTAGGATTGCCATCATCGGCAATTTCAAACACTTTAGGGTATAATATTGGTACTGATAGTCAAGTAAATTATTTTAGTTTACCAATTACAAGTACAGCTAATGTTGCAAGTCAAAAATTTGCTTCAAGAACAATTAATGCAAATCCTTTCTCAACTTCAACACAGCAAGGCATTTTGAATTTATCACCAAACGTTGATAATTGGGTAGATACTAATTATTCTCCTGCGTTGTTAATTACTGATCCTAACTTACAAGTTTTCCGTGCTAATTCATCAGCTATTAATGTGTTATCAGCTGGTGATTGGCAAACCATTTCTGGTACATCATCAACATCAACTGGTTATACAATTGGTCACGGAATTAATCCAAGTCCTTATGGTTATGTTGGTTATCAAACAACAGCAACACAAACCATAACAAATCAAACACAAACAAATATACTTGGACCATACGATAAAATTGGTAACACCTATTCTTTAAATAATGGATATATTACCGATGTTTCAGTATTACCATACATTAGACCTCAACAAGTTGTTGTTAAAGCACAAGGATTATTATTTAATTCTTCTTTAAATTCATATTTTGATAATATTAGTGTTAATAATTACATTCGCAAAACTAACATTATTGAATTAAGCAATGTTAGTGGAACATTTAAAGAAAATGATGTAATTGGATATTATAACAGTCCAAATTTTACAGCCACGGGAAGAGTTGTGAGTGTTTATAATTATGCTGGAACATCAAATGTAAGATTATATGTAGCTGCTGATGGGTCACCAACATCTTATAGAGCAACAGGAACATTCCAAAATGCTTATTTTGACGGTGCAGGAAATTATCAAACAACAACATCCACAGGCACAATAACAACAACTAATCATTTTGGTGGTCGTGTAGTTAATGCAAATACTTCAAGTATAATTACTTTATCTGGATTAGCATCAACAATAGATGGTTATTATACAGGTAACACAATTTACTTTTGTGCGGGCACAGGTGCAGGACAATCAGCAACAATTTCAAACTACTACGGTGCAAATCAAGTTGCTATATTGAGTTCTAGTGTTAGTGCGTCAAATGGAGATGTGTATTCAATAGGTGCATTTAATTCAAACGAAAACGGATCTTTTTACGGAATATTCAACATTCCTGCGAATACATTCCACACAGGCCAAAGAGTATTACGCATTGATAATGGAACTTTAGAAAACCAAACTTCCGCAACAACATACGCAGAAGGAACTTATTATGCTGAAGGCTTGCAAACTCAAGCACAACAAGTAGATTTTGGTGCATCTCCTTCTGGCGCAAAAGGAACATTTACACAAACAAATTATCAAACAACTACATCAGTTGTCACTTCAACAAGTCCTTGGGATCCAGTTGCACAAACATTTATTATTGATGGAGCAAATTATCCTAATGGTATTTTCTTGAATTCAATTAAATTGTATTTTAGAACCAAACCAAGTGATAATTCACCAATTACATTATCAATTGTTGGAACACTAAATGGTTATCCTAACGGAGTTACATTAGACCATTCTATTGTACATAAAACACCAGATTTGATTAATGTTTCTGAAAATCCACATTATTTGGATTCAACAACGTATACAGAATTTGATTTTAATGTACCTGTTTATATTCAACCAAATGTAATGTATGCATTTATTGTTAAAACCAACAGTAGTGCTTATACATTATGGACAGCTGCTAACGGAGATAATGCAGTACCTTCTTCTGTTAAAAATTTACCAACTGATGCAACCCCAACAGTAATTACTAAAATTGGTTCTGCTCCGTATGTTGGTGCTTTATTTTTATCACAAAATGCCCAAACTTGGACAGCTGATCAAAATCAAGATTTAATGTTTGTAATTGATCGTTGCGTATTTAATACAAGCGTAACACCTAATATTGAATATGTAATTCCTAAAAAATTGCCACAAAGAACTTTGATCGATCAATCTGTTGATTATTTTTTAAATGCAAATGGCGTTTCTGGTGTTATTGATGCAGTATCTAATACAAGTATTTTGGTTGATGCATTTAACATCACAACAACAGATTTTGTTCCAACAACCACCAATATTAGTTACAACTATAATGCTACATTATTGTCTGGATTGGCTTCTGGAACACAAACAATTACTCCAGGTAAATATGGCACATCAGCTGTAGATAACATTTATTTAAATGATGGTAATGGTGAACGTGTTCTTGATGCTAATTCAATGACTTCGTTTTCTGTGTATACACAATTAAGTTCGAATGACGATGCGGTAACTCCAATTGTTTCGGATGCTGGTTTAACAACCTATGCAATTACATGGAATATTAATAATTGCCCATTATCAAATAATTTAGTTACATTGATTGGTGGTGGATCAAGTTACTCCAATTCACCTACAGTTACAATTTCTGCACCTACAGGTAAAAATGGTACACAAGCTTATGCTTCTGCCAATGTTGTTGCAAATGTAATTCAATCAATTTACATTACAACACCGGGTTCTGGTTACATTACAACACCAACTATTACAATTACTGATGGTACTGGTTCTGGTGCTTCTGCAATTATTACGGGAGAAACTTCAGCTTCTGGTGGTCCTGCAGTTGCTAAGTATGTGACTAAAAAAGTTGTATTAGATGCTGGAAATGATTCTGGTGACTTAAATATTTATATTACTGCTTATCGTCCCGTAAATACTGATATTAATGTATATTACAAGATTTTAAATCGTAGTGATACACAAACTTTTGAAAATGGTACATGGCAACTAATGACAAAAACCATGAGTTCAGATACTCTGTTTTCACAAACAAGAACAGATACTCACGAATACAGTTTTGCTCCTGGTACAAATGGTGTAGATCAAGGATTTGTTTCTTACACAAGCACAAACGGTCAAACATACACTTCATTTAGTCAATTTGCAATTAAGATTGTATTAACTACAACAGATAACACTGCTGTTCCATTCTTGACTGATATGCGGGCTATTGCTCTTCCATCCAACACAAATACAACGGTATAATATATGTTAATTCAAATACCTAATTCCACTTTAGTTCGTGATACTAATTCAATGGCTCTTATTAATAAAGACCAAAATGGATTAAATGATTATTTGAAAAAAAGACAAACAATGGCTGCTCAAAAACAAGAAATAAATAATGTAAAATCTGAAATTGCAGATGTAAAAAACGAAATGCAAGAAATTAAACAATTATTGTTAAAATTATTAGAAGGTTCAAATGGCTAATACAGTTACACTTCTCAGTTATGCAAACACTTTTGGTGATTGGGTAGTCACGACCAATGCCTTGGCTAAAGAAAATAATGATATTGCAGCCAATAATTATGTCAAACCAACAGGAACACTATATTTAAATGATCCTACATTAGGTTTACAAGTTGCTAATAATGCAATTATTGCTGGTCAATTACAAGTTACCGGTGTTGGTTCTTCTGCGTATGTTCAAAATAATCTTCGTGTTGATGGTCAAACATATTTACAAAATACTACATTAAGTTTAGTTGCATTAGGTCAAGCTAACATTGGTGGTCCTTTATTGGCATTAAGTTCTGGAACAGGCCTTGCCGTTTCAAATAATACAACAATTGGTGGATTTTTAAGAGTATCTGGTAATTCTTCAATTACTGGTGCTGTTGCCATGGGTAATACATTATCTGTTGTTAGTGCAACAGCTTTAGGCAATACTTTAAGCGTAACTAGTGCTGCAACAATGGGAAGCACACTTACTGTTGCAGATAATGGTTCTTTTGGTAATAATTTAAGTGTTTTAAATAATACTTCTTCTTATAATTATTTTGCTGGTGGTTTATCAAACACAAACAATTTAATTGTTCGCACAAGAGCAAATATTCTTGGAGCTACAATTACTAATGATACTGTTACAAATACATTGCAGGCAAACACTTCGGTAACTACACCTTTAGGTTACATTAATTTATTACAAGCCAACAATTCAGTTAATACTTCTAGTGCAAGTGTTACTAATACATTATATGCAAATAATATTGTTGCAAATTCTGGAATTGTAATTCCAAAAATTACCGTAACAAATTTACTTGATGCTAACGCTGTGCCTGGATATTTTAGCTCATTATATACTTCCGGTCAATTAAGTGTTGGTGGAAATTTTATTATTAATGGTGCAACCGTATATAATACAAATACATTTACATTAAGTGCATCATCAAACAATCAAATTAGTTATTTTAATGTTTATAGAAGTCCTGGTGCAAATGCATCAATTCGTTGGAATGAGCCACAAAAATATTGGGACATGTTAGATGTTAATAATTCAACTTATTATCGTATACTAACAACAGAAACAATTAGTGATTCTGTAATTTCAACAAGTCAAGTAACCGCTGCATCGTCAAATGCAGCTAATATATTAAATAATAGTATTGTTACTGCTAATACCAGCATGAAGTCTTATGTTGATAATTCGGTTCTTACCGCCAATACTAATATGAAATATTATGTAGATAATTCAGTATCTACGGCTAATAGCAGTATGAAATCTTATGTTGATGCCAATACATCTTCATTACAATCACAAATCAGTTCAAATGTGAGCTCATTACAATCACAAATTAGTTCAAATGTTTCAATAATTTCTGGTATAGATGCTACACAAAATACCAATATTACAAATTTAAACACATTTGCTCAAGCGGCATTTAATAAAGCAAATACTGGATCAGGAACATTTAATGGTACGGTTGGTCAATCAATTGCAAATAATGGAGTATTTACATTCTCAAGTAATAATGGTGTAGTGATTTCCGGTACTGCAAATACTATGTATTTCAATACCGCACAGGATTTAAGAACAACTGCAAGCCCAACATTTAATAATCTAACACTAACAAATCCTTTGGCAATAGCTCAAGGTGGCACAGGTACAACAACCGCAGCTCAAGCATTAACAAATTTACTGCCTACCGGTACAACATCGGGTTATGTATTGACTACTGGTGGTCCAGGAACATTCTATTGGTCCGCAAGTGGCGGTGGTGGCGGTGGAACAACTCCAGGAACAACAATTGCGTCCACAAGAATAACATACACAGCCAACGGCAGTGGTTTGGCTTATGCAACACCAGTATATGTTCCTGGTGCATCGCAATTAAGAATTTATATTGACGGAGTAAGACAATTTGCTTCTGAGTATACAGAAACAAGTGGTAATACAGCTGGTTCAGGTATTGTTACATTCACCAGTTCTCCACCAGCAGGTTCAACTATATTGGTTGAAGTTGATGGATACATTATTAATCCTTATTATGCAAACAATATTGCGTATACGGTAAATTCAACAATTAGTTCAACTGCAAATACGATTCAATTGGCTATTGATACTTTAGCAAGTATTTCTGCATTAAAATCGGGAACAGTTTTTACTGGACTTGTTTTAGCTCCAACCGCTGCAACAACAACAAGTAATACACAAATTGCAACTACCGCTTATGTTAATAACCTAGCAAACTCAGGTTATGTATTTGCACATAGTATTAGTGGTAATGCGGCAACAGTAACTAATGGAGTTTACAATAATGGCGGCAATTATAGCATTAATATTAGTGGATTAGCTGCGACAGCAACAACAGCTACAACTGCAAATGCGTTAAATACCGGCAATAATTATCAAATAAATTCTTTAGGCGTTGGTACTGCACCTAGTGGTACCGCCGGTGAAATTCGTGCAATTAATAATATTACTGCTTATTATTCTGATGATAGATTAAAAACACGTTTAGGTAATATTGAAAATGCTTTAGAAAAAGTAATGAGCTTAAATGGATTTAATTATGAAGCAAATGAAACAGCTCAGGCATTAGGTTATCAAGTAAAACCAGAAGTTGGTCTTTCTGCACAAGAAGTTCAAGCGGTATTACCAGAAGTTGTTGTGCCTGCTCCAATTGATGAAAAATACTTGACAATTCATTATGAACGAGTAATTCCTTTATTAGTTGAAGCAATTAAAGAACTTAAAGCAGAAATAGATACATTAAAAGGAAGTAAATAATGACCACAAAAGTTACGGCAAATTTAATTAATAGTATAACAAGTTCTCAAGTTACTACTGCTTTAGGATATACTCCATATAATGCAACAAATCCAAATGGTTATCAAACAAGTTCTGGTAGTGTTGCTTCAGCAACAAATGCTACCAATGCTACCAATGCAACCACAGCTTCAACTGCTAATTCATTAAATACAGGAAACGGATACCAAGTTGCTGCTTTAGGCGTTAATACTGGTGCACCGGGAACAGGTTCTATTAGAGCAACCGGTGATATCACTGGTTTTTATTCTTCTGATGCAAAATTTAAAGAAAATATTCAACCTATCACAAACGCAATTGATGCTGTCGTTGCAATTGGAGGCAAAACTTTTAATTGGACAGAAGAATACATTAATAGTAATGGTGGTAATGATGGTTATTTTGTACAAAAACACGATTTTGGTATGATTGCTCAAGATGTTCAAAAAGCATTTCCATTAGCAGTAAGGACTAGAGAAGATGGCTCACTTGCTGTCGATTATGCAAAATTATCAGCGTTAGCTTTTGCTGCTATTGCTGAATTACAGAAACAAATTGATGAATTAAAAGGTCAATAATGACTTTACAAGCTTCTGGACAAATATCAATAAGTGATTTGGATAATCAGTTAAGAAAATCCGGTCAACAATTAAATTTTAGTGATAGTAGAGTTAGAGGTTTAGCACAAGTTGGAAGTGGGCCGATTAGTATAAGCAATTTTTACAGTAAATTTGAAGCTTTTACTGTAACAGCATATGGTATTGGTGGTGGAGGTGCAGGACACACAGATACTTCTGGTGGTGGAGGTGGCGGCGGTGCAGTAGTAAAACAATTCACGCTTTATCCAAACGGACCAACGACATGTACAGTTATTGTTGGCGGGGGAGGACAATTGCAAAATGGAAGTGGCGGAACATCTTATTTAACGGCTGCAGGAATTGGATTATATGCTTATGGTGGATCAGGAAATCCATACGGCCCACCATGTGGTAATTGTTTAGGTGGAAATGGAGTTTCAGGTGGCGGGGCTTCGGGAGGAGACTTAAATCTTAATGGTGGCGGCGGTTCAGGATGGAATCAATATTATGTTGATTACTACACTGCTTATGATGGAAAAGGTAATCCTTATCAAGCATCATCATATAATCAATATCCAGGATTTGATGGTCAAGCTGGAGCTTTAAACGGAGTAACATACTATGCTGCAGGTGGCGGTGGTGGTGGATC